GTTTAATCTTTGGTAAATAATATTAATTAACCTTTAAAACAAAAACTATGCGAAGAAGAAGCTATGGACGTAAGTCCTCTAAGCGTGGCAAGCGGTCAAAATCTGTCCGCAAATACTACGTATCTCGCGGCGGAATCCGCCTTTAAAATACTGCTCTGCTGGGAAGCAACAGTAACCCGATGCAAAGTACCTCCCCTTAAATGGGGAGGATTTTCACCCTTTGCAAAGGGAACAAATCCAACATTCATTAAATCTTAAAAATTAAAAAAATGAAGAATCTGTTCAACAGTATCCAACTAATCAAACCTAAAAGGAACGTGTTTGATTTATCTCACGATGTTAAATTATCTGCAAAGATGGGGAATTTAACTCCTATTCTCGTTCAGGAATGCATTCCTGGCGATAAATTTAATATTTCTTGCGAATCACTTATCCGTTTCGCTCCCCTGGTATCTCCTGTTATGCATCGTATGGACGTTACTATGCACTATTTTTTCGTACCTAACCGTATTCTTTGGGATAATTGGGAAAAATTTATTGTAGATGCCAATACTCCTATCGTAGCACCTTATATTGGTTATACTGCAGGTTTTGCAAATCCTACATATGATGGTGTACGTAGATTTATGGATTATATGGGTGTACCCCCTATTGATGGTTCTGGTACTTCTGTTAATTTAAATGCCTTACCATTTGCCGCATATCAATGTATTTACAACGAGTATTACCGCGACCAAAATTTGATTGCTCCAGTTGATTACAAATTAGTAGATGGTTTAAATAGTGGAACTAACCCTGATATATTCCGTTTATTAACTCTTAGAAAAAGAGCTTGGGAACATGACTATTTTACTGCATCATTACCTTTTGCCCAAAAAGGTGCTGCTGTTGATATTCCATTAGGTACTGTATCTGGCGAAGGCGAAGTATTTGTTAATAATGCTTCTGCAGGAACTACTTTAGACGGTACTCCTTATGATTCTGTAGTTGATAATAATACTGCATCTATTGGCGGTGTTGGTGCTAATCAATTATTTACTTCTTTTGATAATGTTGAAGTTGAACCAACTACCATAAACGACTTAAGGCGTGCTTTCCGCCTTCAGGAGTGGCTTGAAAAAAATGCTCGTGGTGGTACTCGTTATATTGAAAATATCCTCACTCACTTTGGTGTTCGCTCTTCTGATAAAAGACTTCAACGTCCAGAATATATAACAGGTATTAAATCACCTGTTATTATATCTGAAGTACTTAACACAACTGGTACCGATGGACAATTACCTCAGGGTAATATGGCTGGTCATGGTCTTTCTGTGTCTTCAGGAAATTATGGTTCTTATAATGTTGAAGAGCATGGTTATATCATTGGTATTATGTCCGTTATGCCCAAAACTGCTTATCAACAAGGCATTCCAAAAACCTATCTAAAAAATGACCCTTTAGATTATTTTTGGCCTTCTTTTGCAAATATTGGTGAGCAACCTGTTCAGGTTCAGGAATTATATGCTTATACCGCTAACAATGCCAACACATTTGGTTATACACCACGATACGCTGAATATAAATATAATCCTTCTCGTGTTGCTGGTGATTTCCGAACAACTTTAGATTATTGGCATCTTGGCCGAATCTTTGCTTCTGAACCAACACTTTCCCAAGAATTTATTGAGTGTACTCCTGATGATGTAGAGCGTGTATTTGCTGTTCAGGATGATACAGACAATTTATATTGTCATGTTTATAATAAAATTAAAGCAGTTAGACCTATGCCGAAATTCGGTACTCCTATGTTCTAATGTCAACTATTTGTATGAACCCATTCACATTATCAGAAGAAAACGGCGGTCATCAAGTACCTTGTGGCAAGTGTTATAACTGCAAACGCCGCCGCACTTCTTCCTGGTCAGTCAGATTAATTAAAGAAGGTGAGCGTTCTATATCTGCTCATTTTCTTACTCTGACTTATAATACTGATTCCGTTCCTATCTCTGATAATGGATTCATGACTTTAAACAAAATTGATTTACAAAAATTTTTTAAACGTCTTAGAAAATGGCATGGAAAAAATACAACCCCGTTGAAATACTACGCCGTTGGCGAATATGGAGGACAAACAAAACGCCCCCATTACCATATAGTTATTTTCAACGCTAATCTGGAACATTTCGAACGTTCCTGGTCTATTGATTTAAAACCTTTAGGACAAATTCATATTGGTACTATTACTGAAGCTTCAATCGGTTATACATTGAAGTATATATGCAAGGATTCTCAAATTCCTATGCATAAAAATGATGATAGATTAAAAGAATTTGCTTTAATGTCTAAAGGTTTAGGTTCTAATTATTTAACCGAAAAAATGCTAAAATGGCACAAAGACAAAATCGAAGAACGGATTTATGTACCGTTAAAGGACGGCAAAAAAGCTCCGTTGCCTCGTTATTACAAGCAGAAGATATACGACGAATTCGACAAGGAGAAAATCAGCTTTCATTGGAAGAAGAAAAGCGATTTATTGAAGGACAAAGAAATAGCCGAACATGGCGACAAACTTCAATCTTTTAAAGAAGAAGTATATTTTAATGGTAACCGTAAAATGAAAAAAATTGATAACTCTCAAAAACTTTAATCATGTCTATTTTAATTAAAAACTATCTTAACAGAGATACCTTCCCTAAAAATTACAAGGCATTTACTATGCCTTCTGAAACCGTTCCCGACCAATCTTTAACTATGCGTCAAATTCTTGACCGTTACGCCAGAGGTTTACCTTTGGATGTTAAAACTCCTATATGGGAGGACGATGATGAATTTAACCCTTTACCTGACCCTCGTACCTTAGATTTATCTGAAAAACATGAAATGTTAAAGTCTGCTAAAGCCGAACTTAATGAGATTAAAAACAAAATGGCCGAAAAACGCAAAAATAAGGCGATTGTAGAGCCTCCTATTCTTCCCCCTACCCAACCGTTGGAAAACTAAAACAACGGAAAAAATGCCCCTCTAAACTTGTTTAGAAGGGGCTTTTTTACGAAACCAACCGGAGGGCGGTAGTAAAAAAACAAAAAAGCACTAATACACCTTGATATATTAGTGCTAATTGACACCACTTAAAACAATAAGGCGCAAATCCCTTAGAAGGCGCACCGCCCAAAATGACCGTAAGGGAGTAATGAGTGGAACGAAGTGGAACGAACAAACGACCAAACGGGCATCCAGGGCGGTCGCCCCAGCGCCGTTTTAAAAAAAAGGTGTCAATAAAAACAAAAAAACAAAAACAACTACTAAATTAGTAGTTATAAGCTCGTTTACGAGGAACGACCGTAATCGTTGCGCTAATTAAAAAACTTAAAAACAAACTTATGGATCCTATCACATTATCTGCTATCATTGGCGGCGGTTCTACCTTAGTCAATGCTGCTTCATCACTATTTACCAATTCTGCTAACAAAAAAAATGCTTTAGAATTTTACAACCGTCAACGTACTGACGCTCTTTCTGATTGGAACATGCAAAATCAGTATAATTCACCTAAAGCCCAAATGGCTCGTTATAAAGAAGCTGGTTTATCTCCGCATCTTATCTATGGCCAACAAACCACATCACCTTCTGTCCGTTCTGCTTCTGCTGATACCCCAAAATACGTAGCCCCTCAAATGGATAATAATCTTATGCAAATTCCATTAATGAAAATACAAATGGAGAATATGCAAAAACAAGGCAAACTTTTAGATGCTCAAGCTGTAAAAACTAATTCCGACACTGATTGGCGAAATCTTAACACTGAATTTCTTCGTGACACTTATGGCTATAAAATGGAAGGTATGAACGTATCTAATCTTCTTAAAGGTTCTCAATATCGTAAAACTGAAGAAGAAATAACAAAAACGCAAGGTCAAATTCGGCTACAAAAACAACAAGCTCAAAATATCATTGCTAATACAAATCTTAGCATAGAACGTAAGGCTCAAGTTTCACAAATGATACAAAATTTAATCACCCAAAATGCTTTATTAGGTGAAAAAGTAAAAACGGAACAATATCAAAATGAAATACAACAAAAAATACAATCATTTGGTGTTGTTGGTTCTACTGCTGCTCAATTACTGCGTTTAATCTTTGGTAAATAATATTAATTAACCTTTAAAACAAAAACTATGCGAAGAAGAAGCTATGGACGTAAGTCCTCTAAGCGTGGCAAGCGGTCAAAATCTGTCCGCAAATACTACGT